TTGTGTTACCTCGCCCCAAGGCAACTCTCTGATTTTGCTAATGCCGTTCCTCGCTACTTTCAGATTAACCGGTGTTCACTACGGCAGTAAGTAACCGGCGGACTTGATTAAGTATCTCCGTACACTCACTTTGGCTTGTTGTGATACTGCCCTAGCCACTGGGCAATGCCAATAGGAAATACCTTTCGGGAAATCTCTCTAACCCAACTGGTTTAACATCCGAAGTCAGGATGGCTTTGGAGTAATGGGATTTGCACCCATTATGGAACTATGCTACTGTTAGCCACACCTTTCTCAACGTATTCGTTGCATACTCGGTACAATAGTTATGATTTTCAGTAGTTTGTTGGAGCGGTAGGATTACGGCTGTTTCTGTGGCTTGTCCTCACACCTACCTCGCGCCTACTCCATTCCTTTACTATTTTATCCGTCTACCTATTCCGGCAACTCCAAATTCTGCGACCTCCTCCACCGGTGGAATACAGCCGCATAGCGGAGACACAAGGAATCGAACCTTGACTGCCGTTAAGCAGGACAGATTAGCAATCTGCTGTGATACCATTACACCATATCTCCTTATAAACGGCGGCTTAGACACTTTATCGTTGCCACCGCCGTTTTCTTTTCGTCATAATTTCTGTAGCCGAGTTATTCTATGTTTTCGTTCTCCATCCTCAGGTTAGCGTACCTAGATAGGATGCCTACTCGGTAGTGTGTCATAGTTGGCTACTTTACTGTGACTACACTCTCTTGTTGCCGATTTTCTGGACTTCGTGATTCCTATAAAGACTTCACGGAGGAATATTACGATACCTATGCTCAATATAACTACCATGCCATTCCTCCTCGCCTTTGTTTTTTCGCCCACCGGTAGGCTTGCAACCCTACGCCTTTGCAACTATGCTCATTACACCACGGCAGGACTTCGTATTTTTGTCACTTCGGCATCCGGAAAATACGCAAAAGGGATAGGTGCGCCATTCGTACACCCGCACGCCGTGTTAGGGAATTGAACCCCAGAGCCTTTTACAGCCAACAGTTTTCAAGACTGCTCCCTCGACCAACCGGACACACGGCTTGTTTTGGCACATTTCATTCTCTCAGCCTTGCCTTTTGAATTACCGACCATGTGCCTGCCCGGTAAGCGGTCCTTTAACGGCTTTGAGTGAAACAGGAACAAGAGGAATCGAACCTACTGCAATCAGTTTTGGAGACTGATGTTCTGCCACTAAACTATGTTCCTATGGTATAACTGCATGGTATGTTGTGTCGGACTCACGCTCTTTCTAACAAAGATTGCCGCACGGTTTACCTATGCAGTTAATCATGCAACGTGTAAGACAGTTGCCAACAAGGGTATTTCATTTTTGATGTGGTTCTCGGACCCTACGCCCCTCCACATGGCTCTCATAATCCACCGACTACATACTCAAAGAGCCTTTGGCGAGTCCAACTCTTTAACGCCTTACCTCGGATGTACGTTGTTTTCGCAGTTTTCCGCCTCTACTTCGTTCCTCTGCGCCACCTTTTGAGTGGAAAGTTTCGGTTTGGTGGTCCCTCAGTACAAGACTGTCACTCCACGCTACCGAAACCCACGGCATTTCTGCCGCCAAACGGATATTCTCGGAATTTCCACCGCCGTTTGTATCGCTGTAACGCTCATGCACTCCAAACAGTAAGTTTCCGCACCGGGTTTTCCTTTTGAAAGCCTTGGTAATTTAAAGTCACGTCCAATTTATCGTGTCAGACGAGGTACGCCCTTTTCTTTCGGGAAAGGCCGAATAAGAAAAGAAGTAAAGAAATCGCCTCGACCTATTGGTAGGACTCGAACCTACAACCTCCACACCACATCTGCGCAAATGTGATATAGCACTATCCATGTTTATGCTATCAATAGGTACAGGATTTCCGTAACATCCTTAAACGCTGTTTGAGATTTCTAAGGTGCGTGTGCAAGAAACAAACATTAAAACAAATTCCACACATCCTACGGTGGGGTATCGAACCCCACTATCCCCGGTACTGGCCCGTGGCATTTCCGTTTATGCTATCGTAGGCACTTTTGCAAAAGCGTTAGGTGCTGTTGCAAGTAGTTTCTGTTTGCCATTGCCGACATGGGTATCTGCACAACTGCAAAAGCACGGTATCTACCAGAGAATCATAGACCATCTGTAAACAGACAGCGTAATTCTCAGCAGATAATGGGAGTGGGTAGACTCGAACTACCGGTGTTTCTCTGTTATGGATTTACAGTCCGCTGCCCTCGCCGCTAGGCATACACTCCCAAGTTGGGGCATTGCCCCTATGCGTTTACCGCATCTTTCAGAGATTTGCCTGCCTTGAACTTAGGTGCCTTGCAAGCTGCAATCTCAACCTTTTCCTTGGTCTGAGGATTTGTACCGGTTCTTGCCGCTCTGTCAGCGACTTCAAAAGTACCGAATCCCACCAACTGAATCTTGTTGCCCTTTTTAAGTTCCTCGGTAACCGTATCAGTAAAAGCGTTCAATGCCTTTTCAGAATCGCTCTTGGAAAGTCCACTTTTCTGTGCCATTACCTCAACCAACTCAGTCTTGTTCATTAGTCAGTCCTCCTTGATTTGATTTGCAACCTCTGGTTGCCGTCACGGTCATGTGGTAGTCATTCCGTTTTTGCTCTGCACCGCCACACTCAGCCGCCTTACTTCCTCCGGTGTATCTCGGCGTAGCTTCACTGCCATGGCTATAGTTATAGTTTCGTGCCGGATTGCTCTGCGTGGACCTTATAGGACTCGAACCTATGACTTATCGGTTATGAGCCGATTGTTCTTCCAACTGAACTAAAGGTCCATTCCCCTATGCTGTGGATGGCACAACATAGGTTCATACTTTAACATTAGGTATCGACTGCCGGGAAACAGTCGAATGAGTGTGGCAGAATCGAACTGCCATTGCCTTTCGGCTTAGAACCATCCACCCACCTTACGAGGAGTTTGCAATGCCAAACATTTCATGGGTATTGTCTGCTAAACAATGTCCGTGTCACTTGGTATGGTTGAAGTTTAACACACTGAACATTGTATGTCAAGCGTATTAAACAATTATTTTAAAAAAATTTTCATTTTCATGTTTAACGCACTTTACAGTCATATTTACGAACTTGCGTCAACCAAGGCACTTACAGAGATTTTTAGTGCATTGGCTATGTCGTAAATCTTGTCAAGTGTAGGGTACTTTTCTGTACTTTCCCATTGAGATACAGTGGTTTGTGATACTCCAACCTTTCCTGCGAGTTCGATTTGTGTCATTCCTCGGTTTTTTCTTTCTTTCCGTAAATTCTCTGCAAAACAATACTCCATTATGCCGTTCCCTCCTCGTTTAAATTCCTAATTCACTTCTCTTGTATACTTCCCCTTTACTGCCGAGCAATGTATCAACGAATAACGCGAACATAGCAAGTGTATCAGGAGCATCATCATGCTTATTCTTTCCAAGCTGCGTGTAACTGCAAAGGAAAGACATCATAATTCCGTAATCACTCTTAGGCTCATATTCTGTAATGTCCTTAAAGTAAACGTGTTTCTTAACCCAATCAGAATTGACAATGATTTTTGTTTCCTTGTTCTGAGTGGTGTATTTCTTTGTGATATGGCATCTGCCGCCTTTGGCCTTAACAAGTTCCTCAACCTTATTGGCGGTTCTGCTACCCTCTTTGTTGCTTTCAAACTGTGCCTGCTGTACTCTGTGTTTCACGAGCATTTCCGCATTGAGTTCATCAAGGGTTCCTGGGTCAATATTCTTAAATACCAAATCTTCCAGATAGTATCTGTCGCCGTACTGATAGAATACTCCGAGGAAGTTGTAGTCTGTACCGGTGTCTTTCGTATCACAGATTGCCAAAATAGAATCCGGCTCTCTGTCTGGCAGACCACCGATATATCTCTGTAATTCCGTAGGATGATACAGAATACCCTCTCTCTCGATAGGGTCGCTCTTGTAAAGGCAACGATATGATACATCATCCATTGAGGCAGCCATGTCCTCAAAATACTTCTCGTCAAATCCAACATCATAATCGTAGTCGAAATTACTCTTGCCGGTCTCAGGGTCAATATCCGGCACTGCAATGAACTCCGCTCTCGGATTGCCTGCATACTGTCTCTCTAATCGTCCTATAACATCATGCACGCTCCAGCGAGTAGCAATATGGATTTCCTTTGCCTTTTTCTTTTTACGAGATTTAAGGTCTGTGGTGTACTCTCCGTACAATTTGTCGAGTCGGTCAATCGAAAGGGCCTCCTCAATACCTGACACTAAATCGTCTACATACAGAAATCCCTCACAACGGGTAACACCGGTAAGGGAACCTCTGATTGAACGGCAAGTTAATGTTTTGAAAGGTTGCCACCTATCAAGGTTTATGGTTTCTTCCTTGGCATTATTGCTCTCAAATTTTACATCCGGGAATACATCAGACCAACAATACTCATTGCTCGTAATGATATTCAGCACGGCATCATAAAACATTCGTGTCATGTACCCGGAATGTGAGGACATAAGGTTTGGTGTGTTAGGGTAATGCCCCATTACAAACGATATGAAGAACTCTCCCAAAGTGGTCTTTCCGGTTCCAGGCGGCATTGAGATTGATAATATATCCAATTCATCATCAATCAGCCTTTGCATCTTCTGTACGAGCCAATGCAGTTTATTTCTTCTCGGCAGATAGTATCTATCTTCTGGGTCACGCTCCTTTTCTACATACAACAAGTACGAATCGAAATCCATGTGTGACTGTGCCAAAAACAGCAACGCATTGAGATATAGTTCGTAGAACTCCTCTCGTCCGCTATTTGTCAGTCGCATTGCAAGGAACTTGACTTTTTCGGCTACTTTTTTCGATATTTCCTTATCTTCCGGCAGAATATCAATCGCCATGCTGAGTAATGCGGCAAGGTTCTCGTAATTACTCAAATCACTTTTCAGCAATCGAGCGATAATCTGTCTGTTTGTCAACTCAGCCATGAGTTCCTCCTTTACTTGAAATTCGGCTCTACACGGCTCTTATTGATTTTTAATTTTCAGGCATATAGTACACTCCGGCATTGCCGAACTCTACACTTGCACTATCCCCAATCTTTTCGATAACACAAACCTTGTCCGTTCCAAAAAGGTCTTTCAACCTCTCGAAACTTTCGTCCGGCTTGCAATTCTTCATCACAATTACAGATTGGAATACAGTTCGGAGCATATCGTTGAATACTTCCTTTGCTCTGTCCTGGTCCTTGTATACTCCGATAACGTAATCATTCGTTCTTGCTACGGCCATAATCTTCATGCCGTCAATCTCAACAGAGATTACATTATCCACATTCAGAACCATGTCTCTTTTCTGTGTGACTATGAACACTATGCCACCTCCACAAGTATTCTGCTGATAAGCAATCCGAGATAGAAAATTGTTCCTCCAACAGCACTCGCAAATATGCAACACAGTATCGTTTTTCCAACCGCAAGTGCCGTCAGTGTTCCGGCATCAAACATAGCACAGCACGCCATAATAGGCTTGATGAACATAAGCCAACCGCCTACATATAAACCGCCGATTATTCCTGCCAACAGAATCAGAATTGAGATTATTACAATCACTTTTCTTTTCACTTTGATTTTCTTTCCCATGCCTTAATCCTCCAACCAATTATTTTCAAAGTACCAGAACCCATATACCGCTGCGCATGACAACCCAATCCAGAATATCCAAAACAACACGATTGTAACTTTTCCCTCGTCAACCATATACTCCATAGCCTCTGCCGGGGTATTGCAACCGATAAATACGGCATTTCCTACCGTGTTGTCTCTGAGGTCTGCATAAATCGTTCCGTCATAAGACAGGTCACACACATAATACTTGTAACGAATATGGTAGCCTCCGTCCATGGTTTCAGTGTGGTATGCCATTGGAAATCCGATTGTTCCGTATGCAAAGTCCGTATTGAGGAATCGTATGCTGTCACAGTGCTTGCTCTCACGGTCCACAACATCCCACTCCCAATAGGTTTCTGTCACATAATATGTTTCTGTCTTGCCGTTTACGGTCCTGGTTTTCTTCACTCGTCTTGTTTTCTTCGTGTACTTTTCCTTGACCTTTTCGATATACGAATACTCTCCGTCCAATTCTTCGTATGATACCGGCCCGACTGCCTCTAATGTGCCGGAAACAAAAGCATTGCCTATGTTGGTTCTCATGCCGTACTGAAACAGTTCTGCATCCCTATCAATCTTTACTGCCTGATAATACTTCTGATTGGCCTCGTCATTTGCTGAGGCAATCTTTTCACTAATGAAAAATCCTGCCGTCAGCAACACGAGAAATATAATGATTCCAAAAAGAACCTCTCTGAGCGTGACTGTGATATTTCCGTCACTGTAAATTACTTTTTGTCCTCTTTTCATAGGCTTATTCTCCAAACAGATTGCTTACCGGCTGTCGGTCTGCCTCGTCATACTGCAGGTATGTATAGCCGATAACCTCATATCCCATAAATGAAAGTATCTGCTTGTTAGGGAATTTTCTCACATACTTGTTATAAGCACGAACCTCATTGTTATAGGCATTTCTGTACTCAGCAATCATATTTTCCGTGATAGAGAGTTCGTTCATAAGTTCCTTGTAATTCTCATTTGATTTCAATTCCGGGTATGCCTCTGCGACTGCCGCAATAGAAGTGGCAACATTCTCAATGTCAGCAGAACCGCCGTTATTTCGTGCATCCACAACACTAAGAAGTGTCTCAGCTTCGTGCTTGTCATACTGCATTACACAGTCTGCAAGGTTGTAAATGAGGTCTGTTCTTCTCTTTTCCTGAGTCTGAATGTTGGAATCAGCAGACAATATCTGTTCTTCCAAAGAAATCGCTCTGTTGTTGGTGCTTGTGAATACTCCTACTCCCAACAAAATAACTGCTACTGCAATACCAATGATAATAAGTGTTTTCTTCATGTTCATATCCTCCTAAATGAAATAATTGTGTTCTAAGTTGTATTTTGCCATAATAAGGCTTTTCGCCATTTCTTCTAACAGTTGATGCTCTTTCATGCACAAGTACACACCCTCGTAAGAATTTCCATTATCGAGCCATGCGTATTTGCAGTGGAGCAATTCGTGTACAAGAATTTTCTCAGCACAATATTTAAAAAGCATATCCTCTTTATCATGCTGTGCTTTTGTTAAAATCTGAATGGATGCCTGGCTGCTCTCGAATACATAGGTATTAAGACCCTCGGTATCATCCTGTTTCACACCCTCGGAATCAATAATCTCGTCCGTTGTATGTGCGAGTATCAGCCAATTATCAAGAAACAATTTGTGCTGCCACCAGCGTAGACATTCTTCCAACTGCTCCGGTGTTTCAAATTCTTCAATGGGTCCGGTGCTTTCGGCAATATCTTCCACAATCTCGAATACTTCGTTGAAAAATCGTGGAGTATATGGTCTGAAACCTCTTTCGTTCTTGACGATATAATCTCCCGGTTCAGTACGGGCATCCCCTTTCTTCGGCGGCATCTTGATTACAAGCCCACCTTTCGGACTGTAATCGAAGTCAATGCGAAAATGTTCTCCACTCGCACTCATATAATCATCAATTTTTTCTCCGAAAGTGAGGAAGTCAAACATTTCCCTTTGGTTCTCGCCGGTCCATACGAGATATTCAAATACTGCACCGGTTTCTCTTGCTCTACATTTCAATTCTTACTCCTCCTTAATCGGTTTTGCCGACTTTACCTTTATTTTCTTTTTGCCGAACTGCTTATAAACCACCATGGACGCATGAACGCTGTCCGTACAAAGTACCTTGACTGTTCTCTCAATCGGTTTCTTTTCTATGGTTTCAAACACCACGGCATACCATCTTTGTTTAGCCATTCTCCACCTCTTTAATTCTCCGACTTACCCTTTCACAAACATTCCTATGCTCACACCGGATAGTTGTCAGCACCCTTTGTGTCTTATCAATGGCTACTGTAACGTCAATTTTCTCCACATTCGGCTCAAAATTAGGACAGTAAGCACAATATGGTTCAAGTCTAAGGTCAAATCCTTTATCTGCCACAACAACCCACCGCCTTTAACATACTAATTTTGTCA